TATACTTATCATCGGAAAAATTGGATGCATCTATGGTTATATAGTGCTTTTCAACTTCTTCCTTTGTTCCTAAAATGTTGCAAGCAAACAACATCATGAAGGATAACAAGGAAATTAAACGAATAGCGTTATTCATGTTTTCACCTATTGTACGGTTATCGAACCACTGGATCTTTCAACAGTTTTTGTTTCTGGTTCATTGGTTAAAACTAGTGTAACTACCACGCCAGTTATTAACGTAGCAACTCCGATGTATGGCCACTTATCCTTAAAAAAGGATTTTTGTTCCGTGTTACGTTTTTTTCTTGTTTCTTTTACATGAGCCTTTAATTTATTGGCTATAATTTTTGATTTTGCCAACAACAATTGGGGGTCACCGCACTTAGAACAATCAGTGCTTCCGGTATATTCTATACCACCAGTTTCTACGTCAATCATTCTTATATCAATGGTGATAGTTCTTTTCAATCTACCAACTGTCCCTGTAATTAAGTGAGTAACACCCAATAACTGACCAGCTTCTATCAAACATTCATCTGAGACACAATCTGTCTGCTGAAACTCTTGTTCTTCGAGGATGGCTTTCATCTGTGAACGTTCAATCACGTTGAAAACTTTGGTTTTAAACAATTCAGTTCTAATCCTATCAGTTAGAATATTTGCCGTGGTTGAATCAATACCTTCATACTGAAAACCAGTTATTGCCACGAATACTTTATTTTTCTTGAAAGTGACAGATTCAATGGAAAATGACAAATTCAAGATGAATAACAAACATATAATTATTTTATTTTTCATAATTACTTCCTTTTTGATACCCTATCAATATCTGAGTTATTTTTCTCAAACCTTTGAGTCCTTCATTACTTCTATAACCTTCTGACTTGAAAATTATTTCTCCCGACTTGTCAATAAGAAAAACAGCGGGTATTTTTTCAACATCATACCTATCAGCAGTTTTTTTATAACAGTCGATGAGTAATTGAGATTTGATACCATTGTTTCTGATAAACGATGCTAGGTTTTTCTCACTCTTTTTACTAATATCAATTATTAATAATCGCAAATCATCTGGATATTTTCTCACCAATTGTTCTAGTAGAGGCAATTCCTTTCGACACGGTAAACAATAAGATGCGGAAAAGGCTACAATAATATTATACTTACCAACATAATTTTTCGCAAGGCTAACCGACTTTCCAAAGATATTTCTTAAAACAATAGGTGGTGCTACATCGCCTATTACTAAACCAACCCCATCTGCGGAAGTTGTATCCGCTTCACCCGCAAAACAAACGATGTTAAGTACCAATAAAATTTTTAACATTTTTTTCATATCTCACCATACGTTAAAAGAATTATTTTTCGTTCTCTTCTAAAATAAATTTACAGAAGGTTTTGTCAATTGATTTTTTTAAAATAAAAAAAGGCAATAAATCGAATTTATTGCCTTTTTTGCTTAAAAACGAGAAAAATTAACAGGGGTGGTCATCCATGCTGTCCGGGTTGTTGGCATCTTTCAAGAACTCCCGCATTCCATCAGTAAAATTCAACGTTGGTAACGCTTTGAATTTCGACATGTCAGCTATTTCTTTATCAACTGTTTCACTTATTTCTATGAACTTGTCTGTGTGAAATTGTTCATTAACAATTGGTTCGGGATCTCCCTGTAAATTAAGGGCTATTTCTTCCCTTTTAATTCTTTCTTCTAATCTATCATAATACTCTGAAAACCGTTCATCCCCAAGCTTCCCCAACCTCATCATTTCGGTTGCTGCTTCTACATGGTTAACATCTTCTTTCAACCACGTTATTGGAATATCCATTTCAATTTTAAATTCTTTTTCTTCTTCGTCATATATTTTATATATAACCGATGGGATTCCAAAATCTTCTGTTGTCAGATTACCTTCCTCATCCAATTCATACGTTTTATCTAAAATAAATTCTATTTTATCTTGGTCGGGGTTAAATTCTTTATCTTGCATCAATACTTTTTTGTGTACATTATTAAAAACTTCAATTGCTTTATGACGCAATTTAGTTTGCAAGAAAAAGAAATCCATTGTGTCTTCTGAGGTTACGTTCATTTCATCCATATTAAAAAGATATTTTTTTCACATGGATGAAATAAAAAATAATCTAGGAAGTGGGACTCGAACCCACATTCCCCGCTTGCGTCTTTGCGGGGGAGTTAGACAGTTCCGCTAAACCGTCCCTACTTCACGTTCACATAGTCTTTAAAACCACACCCCGGTGGTGCTAAATGACGTATTGATATTTTGTACTGAACCGCAAGGTATGTTCCTCAATCAATTTCGGCCACCGTTACTCCATTCCTAGTTTAGGGGTTAAATTTGGTATAAATATATATTATTTGAAGCTATAATTGAAAAAATCTATGTCTGATTTGCATCTTTTTTCAACTATTTCTTGAGTAGTTGTATTATAGTACTCAGTGTAGTGTTTTTTCTCTTCTGGCTTTATCAAATCTAAAATTTGTTCAGGGACAACCTTATATTTATTACAAATCCACTCAAAATTATTTTTAACATTGAAAAAATGTCCTTCATAATATTTAAGAAGTTTAACATCATCGCTTAATTTTAATAATTCTTTTAATTTTTCAAAATCTTCTACGATATTTTCAAATCTTCCTATAAATCCAATTTTTTCTGTAGGATGTGCAATGGAATCGTATTGGTTGATAGAAGGCTGCTCATGTTTCTCTGGATGGAAATTAATCAAAAAATGTTCAAACCCTTTCAGCTTTTGATCTAAGTAATACGGTGATTTCCAAATAGATACAAGCCGACTCCATGGATTTCTAACAAAAACAAAAGAGAGATAAAGTTCTGTGAAACAAATCTCTTTGTAACGTTTTAATGCATCTACAAGCGTTATATGTTTTGCGATACCCTTTTTATAAATATCTTTGGGTTTAACAAAATCCTCGCCAAGTAAAGATTTTTCGATACTTGTTCCACCCGTGCGGGGAATATGTATGAATATAAATTTATGCTTGTGATTTATCATATGAAATAAATCAATGACACGATCCCACCGACTACACAAAGTTCAATCATAAAAGCATTAATAATACCTTCCATTGTAACCCCCTAATCAGACGAAGTTATACTTTTTACCAAACTGCAAAACGCAACAACTATAATAACCACCCCAATAACAACAGTTGCAAATTTTGCGTTTTCATTTAGATTAAAATTTACGGTAACGGGGCTTTTACTCTTATCACTCATAGAGTAAAATATAAATTATTTATTAAAAATAGGGGATAACTATAAAGCACCAATTCTTATCATCTCGTCTTCAATTTCATGGACAAGATTTATAAACGTATAGTTACGTTTTAACTCTTTGGTACGATTTATAGGCAAAGGTACATGATAATGTTTTTTGATGTTCCCCGGATTCTTACCCATGATGTAAATATCATCCCCCAGATAAACAGCTTCGGGAATGTCATGAGTTACAAAGACTATTGTGGGCTGTATGTCATTCCATATCTGGGAAAGGAGATCCTGCATGTTAAGCCTTGTGTGTACGTCTAACGCCCCAAAAGGTTCATCCATTAAGACAATGCGGGATTCATAAACAAGGCTCCTAGCAATGGCTACACGCTGTAGCTGACCACCTGAGAGCGTTGGATACTGAGCATACTTATTTTCATGTCCATCTAATCCAACTTTCTGAATCATCGCCATTGCTTTTTCATGTCTCTCCTTTTCAGGAGTGCCATTGTAAGTCAATCCCAAAGCAACATTATCAAGAACAGACAACCAAGGAAATGAAGAATACTGCTGAAACACCATACCTACACGGTTATCATTTGTTCTAGGCTTAGTATCAATAAGAATTTCGCCTGAAGTAGGTTTCTGTAATCCGCTGATATATCTAAGGATGGTTGATTTCCCAGAACCACTCCCCCCAAGTATAACCACAAACTGTCCTTGGTTAGATTTATTTTCAACCAATAAATTAAACCCCTTAATGATAGTTGTTTCATTTCCATCATCATCGGTATACACCTGACTGATATCTTTTAACTCAATAATATCAGGCAATGTTGTATTTATAAATGTTACTGCTTGCTGTTCCGTCATACAACTACCTTAAGACTTTCTAAAAATTCTTCTTTCGTAAGACCGTCACAAAACACGCATCTTCCACCAGCAATATCTTCTTCACACCGCTCACATTGTTCAATGACGGTTTGGTTTTTAAACAAATCATTTTTTCGCCTGATGGAAACAAACGATAATTTATTCTCCGTCAACGTATCCCCATACATATCAATTATCTCCTTTTCCATAAAACACAAATCTTTTCCATTAAAACTTTAGCAACCCATACGCAACAAGAATGCAAAAGAGCACCAATAAAAAGTACAAAAAATATAATGAAAAATACTTTAAGTGACATATTTATATTTGAATAATTTTTTATCTACCCAATAAAATATCTTATCTTGGACAAAGCCAATTATAACAATAGTAAAAAGGAGTGCCATGACTTTATCAACCCTGCTCTGTCGAGAAGCTTGATAGATCATGGCACCGATCCCCCCCTCTGCATTCACCATTTCAGCTATAATAATATATGTCCAACTAATGGCCACCAATACCCGGATGTCATCAGACAGTTTAGTCAAAACTGCTGGAAAGAACACGCTCCTAATCATTTGCCACTTAGTTGCGCCTAATGTAAAGGCAGTCTGTTGATATACATCCTCTACTTCAGACACCCTTTGAACAACAACAGGAAGGAGATAAACAATAATACCGAAAGCGAGGAATTGCACCTTCATTAATATTTCGATACCAAACCAAACCACAAAAAGACCTGTCACTGCTGTTAAGGGAACGAACCGGATAGCATTAACATGATTTTTAAAAGCTGCATTGAATCCGGGGAACAAACCTATCACAAAACCAATAGGTATGCAAACAAGAATTGCCTCTATGTAACCCATGTAATTTAGTTTCAATGAATAAATAATATTTAAAACTAAACTATCATTGAAATGGAGTTCACCAAAAGAACCCAATACTTTAAAAGGAGATGGAAAAATACCAGCAGGAATTAAACCTGTAACTGTGACACTAGCCCACAGAGAAAAAAGAATGACTAGGCCAACGACACTTAACGTTCGCCTAGTCTTCTTATCTAAAGAGCCACGTATTTCAAATAGCTCAGATACCATTATTGCCTGACTAACTCAAAATCAGTTCTTCTATTTTGAGAAAGGCAATCTTCTGAATCATCAAAACAAACGGGTGCGTCTGGGCCATTACCGACAACAATAAACCTGTTGCGGTCAAAACCCTGACTAGCTAAAAAGTCAGCAACTGATTTGGCCCGTTTGCGGGAAAGGATAACGTTATTACCACGGCTACCAGTTTTATCAGTGTTTCCTTCAATTCTTATATACATATTGGAAAATGATCTGGCGTTGGGAACAAATTCATTCTTTATGGTAACTTGGGCTGTTTTATCCAATATATATCTTCCTGTGGGAAATGTAATACTTATTGGTTTTGAAGCAAATGCTTCGGCCTGTTGAACCTTTGGGGGTGCTTTAACAAACCTAGCACCGCCCTCACCTGAATGGTTTCCAGATGCAGTTAAATTTACCGCTTGAAGAACAGAAACATCCGTCACTGCACTAAAAGTTGGTGTGCGGGAACCACTGGTTAAACCCTTTGACTGATATATTCTTTTCATCCGGTTATACAATTCCTTACCATTCACCTTAGTGTAACTTGGATTCAATCCAAAGAAATTTAAGTTATCACCATATGTAGTTAAGCGAACATTATTTATAGCAGCCATTGCATCATCTTTTGAAACACTTAAACCTTCAGCCAATATACCAGCAGCCTGATCTTTAGCTTGGGAATTACTGTTTATTTCAGCAGCACCCTTCAACCAACCTTCAACCAATTGAGTAAGTTTTTGTTTATTGTTATCAAGGTATTTACGTTTCACTAAGAAGCCATCAGCAATGATATGTGTAGCATCTCTTGTATTGGCTAATATTTTTGCGCCTGATACTTCCTGAACACATATTGCATCATCGGGACTCCAAACAACAGCAGCATCTACCTTACCTGCCTTGAAATGATCAGCAGCCATGATAGCATCTTTTACTTTAACGATTTGAATATCAGCATCAGACATTCCATTGGCATCCAAGAAATAAATCAGGAATGAATGTGAAGGACTTCCCTGAAGAACCGCTACTTTCTTTCCTTTTAAATCTTTTGGTTTGTCGATAAGTTCACTAACCACGATTGCATCACCGCCCCGGCTCCAATCTGCCTGAAACAGGAAGATAGGTTCGTAATCTGATAATCCACCAGACTCAGTTGGGAATGCATCTATAGTTACCCAGAGCAGGTCTACATCACCACTTTTAAATGCTTGGCGAGATACATCAAAATCATCCAGAACTTTAAAGTATACATCAAATCCATATTGTTGTCTGAACTGTGATTCTGCATTAGGTTTAAAGCCACGGTTAAAATATTGACCTCCAGCATAACCACCCCACGTCACGACACCAATTTTAATAGCATCCTTGGGTACACTTTTCATCTCTTTTGCGACTGCTTTAGCCTGTTTTGCAACAGATACATCACCACCAGTAGAAGCTATTTCATCATCACCAGACGGTGGGATGATCTTGTCTTTGAACTTTACATATCCCACGAATAGGGCGATTGCTATAACAGCAAAGATTGCAATCTTTCCTGCTGGTTTTATTTTTCCTTTAGCCATTATTTGTTCTCCTTTGTTTTGTGGTTTGAGTGGACTTAATTTTTAAACATGTGTGCAAATTGTGATTGGGTATTCTGTGCGACAACTTCAACATCGTCACTCCAATTTTTATTGGTGTCACGAGTATCATTTAAGATTTTACCTTTATCTTCACCTAATAAGGAAGAATCGCCATTTTCCCACGCTTCCAGAAGTGCCATGCCTTTTTCGTCAAACACACCTTCCTGCAAATCAACATTGTTCATAAAGTCATCAGAGAGTTCCATGAATTCATCCATTTCACCCATCTTAAAACCAATGTCATCAGCAATGTATTGCATGGTTTGCTCGAAAAGATCTTTTTCTGTGCTACCACCAGCTATCAATCTTTTAGCAAGTGACATAGCAGCATGAGCAGATTTAATGGCATTGTATTCAGTTTCCCTGTTTTCCACTTCATTGGCAGTATCTTCACGGAGAAACTTGATTTTCTTGCTCATATTAGTAAGAATACGATAAAGCATTTCCATTTTTTCGTAAATTTTCTGCATTCGTTTAATGGATTCGTCAGCTCTCCCTGCGTTCCTAGCATGTAGAGTTGCTTGCATCGCATCGTTCTTCTTTTTCGCATGTGATGCAAAATTTAATTCTTTTTCTTTTGAACTTTGCTTGGTTTCAATTGTGCGTTTCAGTTTTCCTATTTGCCCTTTGAGATTGGTAATGTTATCCTGCACTTTTTGGATCTTTTCATCCATGCTATCGATGTAATTTTTCAAAATACCGATAGGATCAATGGTAATAAACCAACCAGTGAACTTACGCATTGCGCTTTTAAACATATAGGAAACAGTAGTGCGGAATTTCGCATTCATTATTAATGCTACAACCCCTAATATAATACCACCAAGGATGGCAGCATGTATGGTGTTTTGTAACAATATTATAATGGCAGGTAAGAAATTATATAATAATATTGCGCCAACCAATCCACCAGCACAAAGCACAATCATCCCAGTTGTTCCTTCGGGACGATTGAAAAACGATTTAGGTTTCATTTCAGGCATGATTACTCAACTCCTTGTGTTTCGGGTTTTTGTTCGGGCGCATCTTCTGGTGTGCCTAAATAGGTTTGTATTTTAGTTCTGTCTTCAGTTATCTGACTGACAACCTTCTGGAACGTAATTTCAAAACTGCTTTTGACATTACTGATTTGTAAATTTTGCTCGTTGACTTCATTTGACAACTTAACATTTTCTTGTTGAGCTGCTGAAATTTTTTCATTCAATTCTTGAATCTGCTGTGTCATTTCAGTAATAGCCGTTTCGTTATCAGTTTTTTTCTGTTCCCTGCCAGTGATTTCAGTATTAATTTGTGCTTCTATAACACCATCGAAATTTTCCTTTTCTTTTTCGAGAACGCCAAGATAATGTTCAATTGCGTTTAATATTGTATCAATAGTTACACCGATGGTTTGCGCTGTCTGAAAAATAGCTTTGTATTTATCCGCTTCGCTCATAGGAACGGTTAGTTTCTGTAGACTATCTTTAAATTCTAGATAGTCATATCCGTCTATGTTATTATCTATGATGGTTTTCATTAATCCATCAAACATTTCCTGATTGAAAGTCCCGCCAGTGCTGGATAAAATAGTACTTGCAGGTGCGGGTGCAGGTGCGGGTGTAACTTCTGCTGCGGGTGCAGGTGCAGCGGGTGCAGTGGGTGCAGTGGTTTCTTCTCCTGAATCAACAAAAAGACTACCGATTCCTTTTAATATTTTTCTCATTTTACTACTCCTTTGATTTTGATTTTTAGTTAAAAATATTCTTAAATATAAATAAAGGATTGATGAAAAGTAAAAGTTTTTTATTTATTTATTAAGAAATTTTTCGCCCGATAGTTAAGTGGAATTTAAAATTAGGTTTTCTGGACAACCCTAATTCTCCACGTATTTCTCTAAAAACCTTTGACCTAGCCCAGATCCACCAATGAATTCCGTTGTCTAATATAAAATTATTATAACGAAATGTTATTTTTTTTCTGTGATATTTTTTCCACACATTTTTATTTGGTGGTTCCTCGCCTTTAATTATCGAAACATGGCTCCCATATAATGAATATTTAAAAGTATATATTCCCCGTTTTTTTAACCAATAATTATAATAGTCAACTATTCCATTATCACACATTAATAACAACCACCAAGGCTCAGAAACCTTTTGTCTTGATTTCGCTGCCCTTCCATGTGGATCATAAATTAACGTGCCTTCTGATTCAAACCAATTCATCTTTTATAAATATTTTATAATTTACCATGATATCATCTCAACTTATCAAACAACCCAATATTTCCCCGGCAATATTCTTTCAATTGTCCCATCCATGCGTCAGATTTTATCTTAAACATCAACGGTTTAGAAAATTTCGTTTTCCTTTCAGCACCTTTACATACAACCCCTTCAAAAGTCATTCCTTCCAGTGTTGATTTTTTCACAGCGTCAACAATATCAGAATTTAAATTTCCCTGATACAACACTTTTGGAATACCACATTCTTTAAACAATTTTATAAAATCTTGTGGGGGTAATAGCCCTTGTTTATACGGCGCAACATCGATTAAGGTTACTGAATGTGGTTCATCATTTACATGTTGACCAAAACATGAATGATTACCACAAAATTCAAAAAAAGAAATTACCCGCTGCCATTTTTGTTTCTTAAAGATTTCCGTAAACTGTTCTTCCTTGGCTTTAATTAATTTTATTGATTCTCCTAAAAATTCATGGGATTCATCTATAAGAACTTTTCTTGAACCAAATTTGTAAAATTCTTTCTTCTGACTCCATTCCACACGAATATTAGAACCGTCCAGTTTATCGAATGCATAAACTTCACCCGATTGGTTTTTAAAATGTGCTATGGTTGGATAGTGTTTCATCTTTTACCAATAAAAAAGGACAGAAATAAATCTGTCCTTCAAAATATAAAATATTTATAAAATAATGGGTGTATTAATTCTCCGTAATTTCAATTTTCTTATCTGAAATATGAACCTTGATATCCGTGGGGATATTATCAAAGGCGTTTTCAAATTCGGCCATCGGAACACGGATGTTGAAATAACAATCAACCGTTGCTTTTCTCCCACTGCCATTATCTTCGCATATTTCAATACAGCCTGAATTGGTTGTAATACGAACAACATTATATTTACCAAAACCAGCTTTGCGGGTATTCTTGGCAGAAACCGAAAATCTTTTACGATTATCGAATAAATCTGAAGCCGGAGATTTGCCTGTGGCGGTATTGGTCTTAATATTTACCGTTGTGCTCCCATCGTCATTGTCAGTCTGATCCACCGTAAAAATGGGAATATCGAACTGATCATAATCTGTGGGATCTGTTCCCTCAAGATGAAACAACAGCGGGTTTCCTTGAATCTGAAGGAAAGTCGTTGAATATTCATCGGGAATATCGATGTTCTCAAAGTGTCCTTTTACAACATCGTGTTTTGCCCAGAAACCATCATGGCGCAACTGTTTTGTTACATCATACTTGGTGAAGAATTTATCCAAGCTGACCCAACTATCAACGATGTTTTGGACATCTTGTTGTGATGGTTCAGGTAATTTACTTTGGTCTGTCATTTTTTGCTCCTTTATGTTAAACTTTTCTTTAAAATAAAAACCTATAAGGTTATGTCAATCAATTATTTTTTCCCAACGCCACTTTAGTTAAAAAGAACCAATATCTTATAAACTGTATACAAAATAAGGTATTGATGAATGAAAAAAGATAAATATTTAACAAGTTTACGTTCATTTTCAGGTGTTTATTGCATAAAAAATATCAAAAATAAAAAAGTATATGTTGGTAGTTCTATTTCTATTGGAAAAATGCTCAGTATACATAGATCACGACTCCGTGGTGGATATCATCCAAATTTACATCTACAACGTTCATGGAATAAATATGGTGAAAATTCTTTCATTTTTAGAATGCTTGAAATTGTACTGTGTGAAAGTGAAGTAAGAAACCGTGAACAATTTTGGATCAACTCATGGAAAGTTCTCAATCCAGAGAAGGGATATAATACATGCCCAGATGCAAAAGGAAGTAGAAGAAGTGAAGAAACAAAAAGGAAAATAAGTAAGGCTAAAAAAGGCGTTCCTATGAAAAAAGAAACTAAAATAAAATTAAGTATAGCTAGAAAAGGAAAACCTTCGAATTTAACTTCCGAGGGAAGACAAAAAATCGGAGATACTTCTAGAAAAAGAAAAGGTATTTGGAAACATAGTGAAGAAACAAAAAGAAAAATAAGCACATCTAAAAAAGGAAAAGTTGTTAGAAAAGGGTTTACATTATCGGAACGACAAAAACAATTTTTAAGAGAGTACCAACTTAAAAATCCAACTAAAAAAGATCCAATAACAGGTAGATTCATTTCACACCCTAAGAAGAAAATTCAACCAAATAATTAAGATTGCATCTATCGGTTGAATAAACAATCATCTCGTTGTTCATCACTCCTGACTTACGTGCTTTAGCGAATGTAGAATCATATCCGGGTTTTGGAAAATTGTGAGATGGGCCAGATGGTACATAATACTTTCCCATAGCTGCGGAGCATAAAAACATAAAACAATTATTATCTGTAGAACCATGTCCCCAATATCCTTGAGCGTAGTTCAATGATTTAGTGCTTTGATCTGAGAAATAAATACCATCTCCGAACATACGACCAGTAACATGTGATGCTGAAGACTTAGGAATTACTAAACCACCCTTAAGAATAGAAAGCACGTTTTCTACACGAGTTCCATGCCAAAGTTCCATAATATTCCCAATTTTTTTACTGAATTTTTCAAAAGCGTTTTGCATAATTTCAATTTCTACCGTATATATCTTTTTGATCCCTAATTTGTATGATGTATGCATCCTATTTCTTGTTTTATTATAGAAAGCTTCAATTCTTTTAAATTCTCTCCTATTATCCATAACATCCAATTTGACATTGAATATCTTAGGTGTATCTGTTTTCTTTTTGGTCTTCTTTTTAGCATCATCATCGCTACCACTTAACACCTGCTGAAGAGAAGCATCCAAAGCATCAAGAAGCTGACCTTCTTTTTGAAATGCATCGGTATCAGGCAAAATGTCTTCTGGAGTAAGCTTTCTCCCCACTTTCCGAGGTATTAATTGAATGTATTGTTGTAACATATCAACGAAGTCGGAATGACCATATTGGCTCTTTTGAACATATGGCACCAGCTTATCCAGAAGACCTCTTGCTTCATCTATTCCATCTTGGGTTACAATACCCAACGGTGTTTTAAAAACTCCCTTAGAAGTATCATACTTCATCGTAGTGGACGAAGTAATATTGTGAATATTTTGTTTGGACAGGTATTTTATAAGTTTTGCGGTATCAGGAGATGTGGATGAAATTTGCTTCAATGCAACGCTTTCAAGATTGGCACCCGCTGAAATAACCTGTGTGACGTTTTCACCGCTGCCACCACCATTATCATCATCTAATATACCTTTAAACTTTACGTACCCTTTTCGGGGGGATTGTTTTTCCCTAATTTTTTTATCCCAAAAGGCTTCAGCAGCTTCCATTGAACTGAATTCTTTTATTGGTTGGATTTGACCGTTTGTTCCGACACGGCCATTGAATACGTGGACACTTGCATCATCAAAAAGCTGGATTTTCCAAAATTTATTGTTGTTTCCAGCAACGTTTGATTTGATATACATCTCTTGTTTTACCAGATTTGCCATCTCTTACTCCTGAGTATTGTTTAAACTAAATAGTGGATCTAAATCCCAATTTGTTTTTCGATTTTACTCTAACCATAAATATAAACCTTTTTAATCGTAAAAGATCACCTTTCAATATTTTTTTTAAAATAAATTTACAGAAAGCTGTGTCAACAACTTTCTTAAATTATTAGTGCTGTTTTTTTTATAATTTTAGCACTATTTGCTATTCAGCGGGTTTTTTGATTGCTCTTAACTTACTTATTTCCATGTTATATGTGTCACAATGAAACGTAAAATTATTGCTATGATCCCCGCTTCCTTTTGGATGAAAAACTGCTTCTTCAAAAAAGGTTGAAGATTTTTTCAATCCTAGCAACCAACCACAATCGTAAGTATTTAGTACCTGAGCAAATACATAATAATCTACATCCTGTTTACCGTTCATCAAATTAACAGAGCAATCATAAAATAATTTAGGAAAAACGGTTCTTTCTTTTGTCTTAATGTCAAACGTTAACTTTGTAGCTTCTTCACCGTATGTAAAATCATAATCAAATGTATTTTCTCTTTTCATAAAGGGGAATACATGGTGAAAAATTTCTTCTCCCAAGCAACCAGCGTAAGTACCTTTTCCCTTCCTTATCGAATTCCTAAGATTATTTTCAAAACTTTGAGATGCTATTCTAGCACTTTCTCTCATTTCATCTGTGATGGGAACGAATATGAATTCTGATTCATTATTAATCATTCATAAAATATAAATAATTATTTTAAAAAATGGTTAATCTTCGAAAAAATTTTCCCATTCTGTATTAATGAATTTTTCTTTAAGTTCCCAGTAGTTTGTAATTTCGTCATGTAACTTGACAGTTCTGACTTTGCATATATTATCAATTTTTTTTCGTGGGATATTTAAAAGATCTTGTATGTTGTAAATTACTTTATCGTAATCTGCGTATAAGTCTTCATAATAAATTACAATAATATTATGTGATTTAAATAAGTCATGGTACTTTTTTTCATCCTCCGTTATATTTAAGAAATTTCTCAAACATTTTTCGTGGGATAAAGTTACTTTTATGTTTTTTTTACATGCATCATGTTCAGAAAAAGTAGCCCAAGATTGTGTAAGCATTGCCTTTTCAAATGATGCGACAACCCTTAAAAGATTTCTCCGTTTTAATTGAATAATTCTTATATATTTTTTTTCACCTAGATATGCCCAAATCTGTTTTAATTTACCTGTTTGGGCATGATCGTAATGTAGCTTAAACCCCTTAATTGATATTTTTTTATTAAGTGCCGTATTAAAAAACCTTTTTAAAAATTTAATTGGTTCTGAGGATTTTTCTGTGGTTACATTAATATTATTAAAAATTTCATCGGCACAATAAACCCCATCGAGTTTATTCATTATTTTGACCAACAGCGTTGAGCCAGTTCGTGGTCTGGAAAGAACTATAAATTTCTCATCCATATAACTTTAAAATATATTTTAGTATGAAAAAGATGTAGCTTTATCATCCTTAAATTCTATTTTTAAAAGTGTAACGGTGTCTTGGTATGTATAAATCCATAAACTATCATTACTCTTCTTTTTATCCGGCTTGCCTATCATTTTAGTAAGTAACTCTTTAGGCAAACCAAGTTCAATGTTATTATTTTTAAACGCATAAATTTCTCTCTCAGAATACTTATCTTCGTTTCTTTCAATGTATTCAACACGTTTCTTTAAATCCCAACCTCTCTGAAACAAAAACCTACTTTCAGCACAACCTGACATTAATAAACATATCAACAGTATAATGTAAACCATAATGGAACCCTCCCACTATAGTTTATATTAACTCATTTTTTCTATACATGCATAATATTCTCGAAGGCAATTACCACAATGTCTACAAGCTGTAACCCCTCTCTCCCCCTCAATTTTCCCACATGAGTAAACCCATTTATTATCCTTGTACTTATTCATTATAGTTTCCCATGCATCAGTCGTAATTGCACAATATGTATTTGTAGTTCTCTTACGAGTGACATAAGTTTTCAACTTACGTGCTTCTGAATCTGGTATATCACTTACAAAATATGCCATAAACGTAAGTACGATAGGAATTTCTTTTTCAGAATAATGTTCTACTACTTTATCAACTAAATCTAAATTCCATGTATTGACCCGCACTCTAACAAACATCAAATTTGTTGGTATCTCTTTGAGTAACGTAACACATTTTATATTATCAGTACTCTTACCCGGATTTACTGTCAATACAACAGGTGCATCAAATTTTTCCAAATTTGTTCCAATGGATGTGTTGTAAAATTTATTTAGATACTTACTTACACTTCCCATCACCATTTCTTGTTTGTTGTTGCTGTCGTTTCCATCGTTTACCCTAACAATTTTATTCTGAGCTTCTACCAACGATGGCATGTTTGGTATATTATCTTCCAATGGTTCCAAGTAAGAACGCCCCGATTGAAAAAAACAATCTTCACAATTAATGGGACACGTTGTCTTATGCGGAATACAACAAATTATCCCGCTACCTTTTGTTTTTGGATTTTCTATATATGTCATGTTCTATCTCCATATCTGTTCTTTATGATTTTTGTAGTCCCGTCTGTGTAAACTATAATTACAAGAGCTGCAACATCGAATTCTTCACATGAATAACTTAATTTGTAATGGAGACATCCTTTCGGAACTCCTGTAAATATCAACGTCTTTCCGTCAATATACTTCGTTATTTGGTTGGTGGTTCTATCGTCATTCCTTACATGGAATCTTCTTCGCACAATGTTCCCATTCCTCATTAACTCAGCATCATTAACTTTTTCCATCATGGTAATTCTCTCATGCCTTAACTTTAAAATCCTTTTTACACTTATCACATAACGCATCAATAAACCCATCAATTATCAGTCTCATTCCTTGAAACTGATGGAACCATAATCTCTCTTTACAGTCAGGGCATTTTAGGGTGTTTTTTCTTAATTTCATCTCTACTTTAATTTCTCCCTAATTTTCATTAAACGACTGACAAATTCTTGCTCAGTGAGAATCGTATCATTTGGTTTTTTTGTTCCAATGTGGTGCGTTAGAACAGCGTTTCCAGTGGCCAATAAGGCTGCTCTGGCCTTTTTATTTTGTTTGAATAGTTCTTCATATGCTTCATCTAAAATGGCTTGATACACCTGAGAATGTCTGTCAATGGGATTGCCTAACATCCATAAGATTTGCTTTCTTTTCCAATTCTTCTTGCTTCCTTTTTCCTTGGCCATTCTTCCAACTAACGAAAACATATGCAATTGCATATCAGGATTTTTGTACTTCAAACCCTGCAAAAAACCCTCCATCGAATTAACTGGATGACCACGAAATATAAAAGGGTGGGGAGCAAAATTGCTCAACGCATTAGCGGGATATTTTTTTCTTGAATGAACATCCATGCAAGAAATATAAAATATTAATAAAAAAATAGTTAGACTATTTTATCCTAATATCAATAATTTGTTAGGTCTTTTTGAGTCTGTTCTACCTATAATTTTTCCATTTTTATAGTTCACCTTGAAACGACAAGTTTTACGCATTTCTTGAAGTGCCGGGGGATAAGGACATAATTTTTCATCGTACCTTTCGAGTTCATTCCTACACATTGTATCAACTACCTTATCAGCAGCTTCCAATATAGAATCAACACTATCGTCCTTAATATCAAACCGCTCTAATAAGTAATCCTTAAACTCAAGTTTACCACCGCTACTGGTATATTCCATCCAACGCCACCAATATCTATACAGGATTTGTTCAGATGGCTTTACACCACTACAATGAATACCTAAGCACTTACTAATCCCAACTTTTGGTTTCAAAACGTTCCAATCAAATTTCATAATTTCAAATGTTGTTGACATCACAAATTTTAGACCAATTTTAGGAACTACGTAATGTTCTGAATGCCTATGGGATTTTACATCTTTTTTACGGTGTTCCAAATCACCCCATAAATTTGCGTAATAATATGCAATTGGGCCACCGTGATGCATTTCTTCTTTAATTTGAAATATTGAATGTTCTCCTTCGGTACACGCTACATTATCTAAATCCCATTTTAATATCCAAGTTTTGGTACATAAGTTCAAAGCATAATTATAGTAGTCAGCTAGAGTTGCTTCATTTTTCTGGATATCCTTATTAAAACTATATAGCTTAACATTTACATTGGGATACGTTTTAATAAACCTGTTGATCTCAGCTATTGTATTATCAGTTGATAAATTATCTACAATAATTATTTCATCGACAAGATCCTTAATAGATTCCAAACTTACAAAAGCAAATGTTTCTTCATTTTTTACCCTCACCATAGCAGATATTTCAGTAGAAATTGAAAATTTTGCCAGAGATGTTTTAAAGAAATGACGTACACCATTTTTTCTTGGTAATTTTTCCTTTAATTCGGTTCTAAGTATGTTTTTAACTTTTTTAGTTCCAAGATTTGGAATGTCTGTACATAACCGCCTAAAATAACTTTCCACTTTTGCCCTGCTATTCCATGCTCTAGCTAAAATAGCATTTCCATACGTCTGACTTATACCCGCTTCATGTCTTCTGTAAAAATAAATATATCTGTTGATATATCTTAACTTTGTAACTTCCTCCAATTTATATGTTAGCATCCTATCAACGCATTTTTTATATTTAGGATCAATACCACCTGACTTATCATAGGCTTCCCTTGTATAAGTAGTAAAATGACTTACACTCTGGTGAATTTGAAGAGCTGACTTGCCTTCCGGTATTTTTCTACTGAATCCTTTTGATATAATATTTAAACGTTCATCGCAATCATAAAAATTACTGTAAATCATACCATATTCAGGAGTATTTTTATAAGCTTTCAATATTATTTTTACAGCATCATTACGGAGTGCATCATCAGAATCAAGTCTCCCTAATATATCACCAGATGAGTTATCAATGGCAGTAATTACGGAAGCAGCACATCCTTTATTTTCTCCGTGCTCAACAAGTTTGATGCGATTATCCTTCAAATAATGCTTGATTATCTTTACGGAATTATCAGTAGAACCATCATCTACAATTACTAATTCCCAATGTGGACTCGTTTGCTTTATGACACTTTCAATCGCCTGTCTAATATATTCAGCACGGTTATAATTCGCCATCAAAATGGAAAGTTTTTGGGGGGCGGTTGAATTATTGTTCATTAAACCAAATATAAATTATTAATAATAAAACATTTAAAAAAACTTATATTTCAAGTGTAAATATTATAATTTACTTGAACAATATATTGTAGAAAGCGCAGCTTTTTTTTTACAAAACTTTTGACAATTCATCCATCATATATGCCAATGGGGCAAATAATTTTAAGGGACATTTTTTTTTCACCTTAAATTTTACATTAATGTTCCTATTGTTTTCCACCATTATATGCTTCTTTAGATTCCGGGGATAGACATTCATAACAGACAGCAGGAGATGTTGGGGAATTGTATGCTGGAATTAAATCATAATCGACTTTTTTACCACACTGCATACAGTGGCCTTCTTTGTATTCATCGACCATTCGCTCAATCTGAGCTTCCATTATTTCTATTGGATCAGGAATTTCCATAAATAATTATTATCCCTAACTTTTAAGATTTTTGGATGAACTTAAAACTCATTGATCAATTCGTTTTCTTCCATCATACTTTCAAAGCTGTTAATCAAAGATATGGCTTTGCTTAGTTCTACCAATTGTTTCTCATCGGCCAATATTTCCTTTGGGCGAATTCTTCCACCGTTAAAAAGATCATAATGAAAACCATCACTACTACCTTGTGGTTCTACGTTTTCTTTTAATTTCCATTCCATTTTTTCTCCTAAATATAAATTATTTCCTAAAAATAAAATAGAAGATGTGTCTAAGACCTACAATAAAACAAACAGGATTTGTTATCAACGTTGCCCAATCTCTCCAACTATCCCAATCCCTTGTTCCTTTTATTATGGAGTCTATTTGTGGTGGGAGTGAAAAGGCAGCAATTATAAACGCCAGCATTATAATCGTCACGAAGAAAGGATTTTTATATACAGGGATCATTTCTTACCTGCTAGAAAGTTTTATCATCTTTTTTAAACTGTTCAAACGATATACTTTTATCACCTTGCCAGAATTTACCAAATACTTCTTTATCTGTGGGATGTGTAGCAGGAAGAGAACTAAGATTTAAAGGAAATATCTGCATAAAATGAGCTTGTCATTGACTCTTAATATCTGCATTTACAAAGGATATACTAACAAGTCTATACCCTTCCATTTTTGAACCTATACACCCATTCATTTCATCCCTTTATCAACAAAGGTTTCCAACGTTCTTTTGGTATGATGATAGTAGTATCATTTTTATCAAGAAAACCCTCTTCATGCCAAGTTGGTAATAATGTGTCCGGGTTCCATCCAGCCTTACAATATAACCATCCCATTTTTTCAGCTAATGCTATTTTTTCTTCTTTAGAAGCCATCGCATTAAATATAAAATATTTTTAAATTAATGGGGATAAGATTTACTCGTAGAAATCTACCGCACCAATTAACATATCCGTTACCCCTTCAGTTTCTTCATAATACTTAGTGCTCTTTGAACACGCTTGTTTAGTATCTCCACGTTGAGCATGAATTTTTACTGCCCATTCAACTTTTTCACCCCATTTCCACTTTATAAAAGGATCAGATAAAACAGACACTCCATAATATGTGTGTAAATACTTGCAGTCACCGTTGTAAGTTCTAAATATAATTTTTTTAAAATACGAGTCTTTAATAATATCCCTCTTACCACAGGAACTGAACTGTTCAATTAATCTTGAAAAGATTTGATCGATGCAGAATTCTAGGATTTGATGCTTAAGGAAAATTTTAATCATTAATAATATTATAGTTTAATCGGATTGCTACTACATTTCTTTATATGTTTCAAAACTGCTAATTTAGTTTCTGAATGTTGTGTGGTATCCTCTACTATTTTTTCATTGCACCACGGACATACACCATCACACATAAGTAGTTGAACGCCTGACGGTGCATGATAATAACCCTTTAGCGGTGTTGAACTTCCACAAAATTTACTACATGATTCACATTCTGGCATAACGATAATATAAATTATTATATTCTAATAAGTGCTCGTCTTTCCGAGCTGCCATTACCACTATAAGGGTAGATAAGCTCCCCCGATCATTTTAATTTTTTTCCCGTAAATTATCTCCCAGTATGGTAGAAATAGTTTCTAATAATTCCTTAGCTAGATCATCTCTTCCCGTGAACATTTATATCTCCTATTTCCATATCAACGGTTTGTATTTTTGTATGAAAAAGCTTCGGGGGATCATAAGCAGTGCCACCAATAGTGTATTCACCGTCAGTCCAATCATACCACTCGTCTCCACCATCGCTTTTTACATTCTTTCTTCTTATCCACCAACCGAAGGAAACACCTACAATTTCCTTGAATCTTCGATAGAACTCTTTCGATGGCATCTTACTACCGTCTAGTAGAACTTTTGTAGCCATGCTCTAAATATAAATTATTTATTGAAAAAAGTTATTCAACTTATTAGGGTATAACTAACACACATGTGTTAAAAATTAAGCTCTGGGGGTGGGCTACGATCCCACGACCTTCTGATTACTCTTGGAACTCCCCGAATCGAACGGGTTGCGCAAACCTGCTGTTCCCACAGTCAGACGCTACTACCAACTGAGCTACCCCAGATCAATTTTAACTGGCACGGGAGGACTCGAACCTCCATAACAACCTTAACAGGGTAGCGTCCTACCATTGAACGACATGCCATCGTATAAAGTAGCGGTGGGGGGAATCGAACCCGCCTCACACAGTTTGAAGGACTGTGAGCCTAACCGTTAGCCGACACCGCCATAATTTTTGGTATCCCGTAGCGGATTTGAACCGCTGTTGCGTGACTGAAAATCACGAGTCCTTGACCAACTAGACGAACGGGACATAACTTCAACATACTTTCACAAACGTATCTCCTTCCATTGCTTTTCTAATGTATCTCATTAAATTAATAGCCTTATGTTCCGCATTAAAACATGCGCTGCCAATATCTTTCTTGTCATCGACATTAACCGGAAACATCCATTTAGGTTTTCCTTCAACAATAATCTCATAATACAGCTCCCCACATTTGTAAAAAGCGAACCTCGCTGTATTTCCTTTCACTATTTCTAGCATTTTCATTTTTCATTCCTTCCTCTGTGGTAGAAGGTATCGAACCTACCGTCTCTTAAGTGTACACACCGTAAGAGATAGTCCCGCAACAGCTTACCACAATAATTTACAACCATAAAAAAAGCCCCGCTAGTGCGGGGCTTTGTGAATGCTCAGAAAAAAAAACTAGCCACAAACCCCGCACATGGTGCGTTCCTCTTCATTATTATTATTATTAACTATGATGGTGATTTGTTTCATGCTCAATTTTCTTTCCTCAATACTCTTATATAATATAAATCTTTTTATAAAAAATCAAGTACTTTTTTTACTTTTTTTTAATTCATCGTATCATGGCATATCATCCGATTTCATACAGCAAATGTTTTAGTACGATTTTAATTATTTAAAAAAGTTCCAAAATCTGGTTTTTATATATTCCCGTACTTGCACGATCATGACATATATCTGGCCAATCATATCTAATAACTATCTCCACTTCACCATTATATAAATGTTCATAGAGGACAACTGCCCTTTTAAATTCTTGTATTTCACCTTCCCTGTTTTTGTACCGTATCATATTATAATAAGCACCGACTGACAGTTCTGGTTTCTTTCTAAAATTTTTCCGAATAGCTGAAAAAACCCGTTCAATACAAATTTCATAAATCAAATGTTTCAGTGCGATTTTAATCATAACTTTTCAAAATCAACAATATCATACCTTTCGACATTTACCTCAGAATGATTAATTTCAGGGTGGTAATTAGAAAAGTCATCCTCCCGATAAATAATTCTAACCCCCCTGTAAGAAATTTTTAAAAAGGTATTACTAACATCTGTTATTTCAATATTGTACATAATATGATATAAAGGGCTTTTTGGGGCATGTACTCTTAACCAATTAAGTTTATCTCCGGTTTTGATATTACGAGTCTTGTTTATCATAAAAAAATTTCTACCAATGCTATTAAGCATTTGTTCAATACAAACTTCAAATATCAAATGTTTTAGTGCTACTTTAATCATTATTTTCTTTGAAAATCTATTACAAATTGACAATTCAAAAGTGTATTAATAATCCAACGACCTGTCCTATAGTTAGAAGTTATACTTCCTACCACTTCTCCTTTGCTATTTAATTTTTCATAAATATTTGCTTCTATATAAAAAGCGCACTCATTATGTTCACCAAGATGTACCTCAGTTACTACACATCCACGGTACATCACAACATCAATTTTTCTTTGCGCATATTCTTCCTGAGAATTTGCCCACTCGTATGTTATGCTATCAAACTTATCTCCCACTTTAACTGGCCTTAGACCTTTTATAATTTTCCGTGGCATTGGGAAATTTTTTAAAACATTAATAAAAAACTGCTCAATACAGGCTTCAAAAACCCAATGTTTCAACGCAACTTTAATCATGTCTCAAATGTCTAGTCAAATGATCTGCAAGGGCATACAGACTTTCTTTATCTTTCTTTTCTTTGCATTTTTTAAAATCAATTATATTTTTCTTGGGTTTTTCTTCCCTATCAAAAGGTAATTCTAATTGTTCCCATTCTTTTTCCATTTTTCCCACCATGTTTAAGAGGATTTAGCGTGACCGATAATATGGTGACTGTGAATGAACGAAATACTACGATGATAACCCGGAGTAGTAACGCTGCCAATTCCTAAACGATAATAAAGTCTCTGCTGTGATATTATATCAATACCATAGTCTTCTACATGAATAATTTCACAATCAAGATATGAAATATATCTGAATCTTTCATTGAACCATCTACTTCCTGTATTAATACTTATATGACTATACTTATCACCAACCTTAAATTTAGGGCTTGGTAATTTAAAATTGTTAATAATGTTACTGAACAGTTGTTCAATACAGACTTCAAAAATAAAATGTTTCAGTGCTACTTTAATCATTTTCGAAATTCTTTTATCGACCAATATTTAATCCAAACACTATTACAATATCTATTTCCCTCAACATACCATCCACGAAAATCCAAAGAATACTTACTTTCTCTGGTAACTACACAATCAATAAAGCTGTAATCCCCATCCCCCCTTCCATCCCCCATATCAAGATCATAAGAGACAACTGATTTAAAAGTGTCTCCCTTTTTTAAAGCAAAAACATCTCTGGGAATATTACGCTTAAAATTTTTTTCAGTAAAAGAAAATAAAACATTTATACATACTTCAAAAATCCAATGTTTAAGAGCTACTTTAATCATCAATATTTCTGGTAATCTACGATACCATCTTTTATTATTTTATATTCATAATCACCCCAACCATGATGTTTTCCACCAAAAGAGTAACCATAATACCATTCCCCCTTGTATATCTTACCGAAGTGATATCCTTCATAACAATATGGTAATACATGATCAATGCTAGATACAGTAACGTGAAATCTTGTGCAATTACCCTCTGGAAATCCTTCTTTATCAATATGTCTGATTATTGCATCATGATAAATTCTCATGCTGTGGTCAATTGGTTCATTTTGTTTCAAGGTTATCTGTTTGAAACTATCCCCCACCTTCCAACCAGATATGTTTGGCTTGAAATTTTTGTTGATCATTGAAAACAATTGTTCGATACAAATTTCATAGACCAAATGTTTCAACGCAATTTTAATCATTTTCTCAAATCAACTACGGTACGCACATATATCCAACCACAAAAACATCTCTGGGAATCACGTTTATCAGTAAGAAAAGAACCATCTACTTTAATATCATTTTTTTGAATGGTTGCATCGTAAAGATTTTTCCGCTCACCATTATTGTCTATATACACAATACGCCTGTATACCTCGCCCTTCTTGATGTTGTAAGGATTAAGTGGAGTTGGTACAAAATTTTCGTTGATAATTGTAAAAAATTGATTAATACAAATTTCACAAACAAAATGCTTCAACGCTATTTTAATCATCTATATCTCCATCACGGTATAACGTTAACTATTTCTTCAAAATTTATCCTGTAATCCATAGCATCAGGAAAATCCTCAGAAGAAGCGGATAGGTTTACCGGAGTTGCATTCCCAGTGTGTGGATCATATTCTGACCAACTCATATGTCTGATACACACTGTTCTTTCTATTGTATCCATTATTTCACATTGATACAAATGTAGCCCCACCAATCCTATCTGAGATGGGTGGTGAACAGTTATTTTAGCATAACGATTCCCGGTTTTTATATTCCATAAATTTTTTTTAACGACCATAAAATTTTTAAAAACACCAGTAAAAAACTGTTCAATACAAACTTCATAAATTAGATGTTTTAAAACTATTTTTAACATTTGCTTGAGACAGCTAAAATATTTCGGTAATAAACTGTCATATCCCCTTCAACCGTACCACGCACTTCTTCTGCGCCATTATCAAATATATCTTTAAATTCACCAGCATCTACAGTGAAATATCTTTTTTTAATACTTGTTACAGTGCAATCAAATAAATAAGATTTAAGGTTACTCCCAGAAGCATAATAAATATAGTAAAATCTACTACCTACCCTTACATCATACAATGTCCTATTATAACCAAATCGTTGGCCATATTTTATATTATGTGATTTGTTTAAATTAAAGAAATTCTGATCAACGCACTTGAAAAATTGCTCAATTGCTACTTCGCATAACCAATGTTTTAGAGCAACCTTCATCATATACGTTAATCATCTTTTTCTAAAACTTCTTACCGCTTGGGGAGTAAATGAAAAATCACCATCATGTGATT